AGTACCCATAGAGTTGAACAAATGGGCCTTTTCTTGGATCAATTGGCGGTCTAAACCGCTTTTAGCTAGTCTGCCTACCAGTGAGGCTAAATCGTTGTTTCTTGACCCGATTTGGCTCCCCGCATCAGCGACTGAGAAAGACCCAAAGCCATCGGGCGCGCTCACGGCCTGCGGCCTTGGCACATTAAAATTATCTATCTTGCGCAAGTCAGTTGCGCTGAGCTTGGGCAGCATCCGCCAATCAACGTCCACGCCAGGATCATCTTGCCGCTCATAGACGTGGCCGCTCTCATGCACAGACCCTGGCGCAATTACGCAACCGCCGCTCCCGCGCAGATCAATGCGAAGGTCTGGGTTGACCCCGTTGCGGATCTCAAAGTTTGGGTCTGCTTGAAAATAGTAATGCTTGCCTTTGCTGGTCCTGACAGTGCGCGGCGTGTGAGTAAGATTAGACTCCACATAGGCCATTGCAGCATCGCTGTCTGCATCAACAACGACAATCTGCTTGCCGGTAATAATGGCCCAGTTGCACCCGCTGTACTTTGCAGAAGAAAGCCAGTATTCGACCTCTTCAACCGGCGGCTCCGCTGTCTGATACTTTGCCCAAGCCACCACAGGCCTTTTGTCTATCGGGTGACTAGGCACCACGGTGAAGCCCTCCTCCCACAGCGCCCTTGCCTCTTCTTTGGCCTGCTCTCGATCTGTCACAAGCTCAGCCACTTGCCTGTTCGCCAAAGAGGTCCGGGCGAAGCTCAGCGCGCGGTATGCCGGTTATTGACTCCACTTGCAACACCCGCTCAGCTGGTATTTTGTCGGCCCATTTCCACTTGTAAACTGAGCCGCGCGAGATTTCTAAGCGGCTGGCAAGGTCGCTAACTTTAATTTTCTGCCAGAGGTTTTCGTTGTTCATGTTTCAACTGTACAACCAAAGGGTGACAGTTGACAAAGGTGACTGACTTTTTGATAAGTGTTGTCAGTTGTAACCTAAAGGGTTACATTCGAGAGACATCCAACAAAGGGCAGCAACCATGAGCACAGAAATCGGAGATCGCATAAAGCAGCTCCGGAGCGCTAGAGACTTGAGTCTCAGGCAATTGGCGGAAGTATCCGAAATTTCATTCAACCAAATACACAAGTACGAGAAAGGCACCAGCGTGCCGAACCGCGCAAGCGTAGTTAAGCTGGCGAAGATTTTCAACGTCAAACCCACCTGGCTGTTGTTTGGCCGGGACATCGACGCAACAGAATCAGACAGCATTCAAGAAAGTTTTGACGCGCTCAAGGAAGGCGGCAAGCAAATGATCCGCGACAACATTAATTATTTACTTTCTGTGGAGAGAGCAGAAGAGAAAAACGGGGAGCAGTAACAGTGATAAGGAAGTTAGAAGAGAATAAGAAAAATCAACGAGTCTTCGACAAATACATTAATTTGGCGGTCACAAACGAAAATATGTTTGCGCGCAAATACCGTGGCTACAGCCTTTTCGTGAGCGGGCATAAAACAGTCGAGGGAGTCGCTTTACTGCGCTCGGTAGGGTTAGCAGGAATGCAGAGCAGCGAAATCCGGGCAGGAAATCAAAACAAGACATTTTATGAAGACGACTACGGCACTTGCGTTTGTATTTGCGCAGCTGGTGCTTTTTTGGCGGTGCTAATCGGTAAAGAGATTTTTTACGTTGGTGTGAAAAACTCAGACCGCTCTGTGGTGTTAAATGTTGCGCGTCGAACGCACTGCATCTATGACCTGCGCGCCTTGCCAGTTCAAGCAATCGCAAGGCAAAGCAAAAACGTGGTCCACTTGGCCTTCTAAAATAATTGTTTCTTTTGTACACTTTTAGTTGACAGATATTTTTGTACCCCTTACTGTTTCTCCTGTTATAGAAATGGAGACAGTAAGTGAACGACGTAACCAACCACCAAAACACCCCCACCCTTGGCTCAAACGAGCCGAACATCAACACAATGGCATTTCGCTGGCGGCTCTTAAAAGACGCAGAAGAAAAAGCAAAGCTAGAGCGCGTTCAGTGCGAGAGCGACATGCTCCCATTTTTGGATCAACGCGAAGAAGGCGCTTGCACCACCACACTCGAAGACGGAACCAAAATCACCGTCAAAAATAGCTTTGGCCGCTCCATCCACTGGGACACTTGGAAACGCATCCAGCCGCGAATCCCGACAGAATTGCACCCTATTAAGCTGGTCGAAATGTTGGACGAAACCCGCTTGAAATTCTTACTTCAGAACGAACCCGATACCTACAAAATAATAAGCGAGGCAATAACCACCACCCCGCACAAGCCAAACATCACAGTCAAAAAAGCGGAGCAAAAATAATGGCATTCGACCTATCAGCAATCAAAAAAACAAAAAATGACCGCCCGGTATTTGCCATCCTGTATGGCACAAGCGGCGTTGGCAAAACGACAGTCGCTAGCCAAGCGGACGCGCCCGTGTTCATTCAAACCGAAGACGGCGCAGGCAGCTTAGCTTTGAACGCATTCCCCATAGCGCAGTCCTATGACGCAGTGCTGGAAGCGATCTCGTCGCTTTATGGCGACCACAAGTTTAAGACGCTTGTGCTGGACTCACTTGACCACCTTGAACCGCTGATCTGGAAAAAAGTCTGCGCTGACAACAACGTCAAGACTATTGAGCAGCTGACATTTGGCAAAGGCTATACGCTGGCATTAGACCTCTGGCGCGAACTACTGCAAGCCATGCGCGGGCTGCGCGAAAAGAAAAAAATGCACATCATTTTGATCGCTCACCACGCGCTGCGCAAATTCAGCGATCCAGAGCATGAGCAGGTCGACCGCTACGAGATTAAATTGAACAGCAAAGCCAGCGCGTTAGTGCAGGAAAGCTGCGACATGGTTCTTTTCTGCAAGCACAAGAACATAACCAAAAAGGAAGATACCGGCTTTGGTAATTCTCGCACGCGAGGCATTAGCACAGGCAAGCGCGTTATGTGCACAACAGAAACGCCAAGCTATGTAGCTAAGAACAGATTCGGCCTGCCAGACGAACTAGATCTTTCGTGGTCAGCACTGGCCGCAGCACTCAACCCAACACCAGAAATATCACAAGCAAAAGGATAGAAAAATGGCATCACTAGTATTTAGCGCAGCAAGCGTCGAGATAGAAGAACGCCCCTCACGCCAGCCAGTGCCAAACGGCAACTATGTTGCTCTTATCACTGACTCAGAAATAAAAACAACAAAGCGCGGCGATGGCCGCTACTTGCAACTTGTTTGGGAGATCACGAAAGGTGAGCACAAGGGTCGAATGATCTGGGATCGCCTTAACGTAGAAAACCCAAACCCCACTGCAGTCAAAATCGCTCAGCAAGATTTAGCAGCAATTTGCACAGCTATGGGCAAAGGCGGAATAGATGACAGCGACGAACTGCACTACAAGGAAATCACAATTGCAGTGCAGGTATCACCCGCAAGCAATGGCCATGACGCAAGCAACGAAATCAAAGGCTACTCAGCCCCAGCCGGTGCCGCGCCAGTTGCGCCAGCCGCGCCCGCGCCGGTAGCGCAAGAAGCGGCTTTCGTTGACGACATACCTGGCGGCGCGTCAGCGAAGCCTTGGGAAAAATAAAGACCGAGGGTTCACCACCCTTTTTGCGTGTTCCCGTCCGCGTGGTCGTTAGGCGGGGCTAATTTTTTGGCAGCTGCGCCTAACCCAAACTGGCGGTTTGGCTCCTTTCCGCCAGGGGCGTAGCTGCTTTTTTTTAAGGATCAAACATGACAATTTTGTTGGCAGAAAAAACATTGGCGGCAATTAACGAAGCCATCGAATCCGACCAAGACCAAGCGCCAGGTCGCGCACATCTTGGCGGCTCAAGCATTGGCCGCGAGTGCAGCCGCGAACTTTGGTACACGTTTAGGTGGGCATCGAGCAAGCTCCATCAAGCCCGCATCCTGCGCCTCTTTGCGCGCGGACAAGACGAAGAGAACCGCTTCAACGCCTACCTCAAACAAGGCGGCTTAACCGTCTGGGACACAGACCCGGAAACCGGAGAGCAATGGCGCATCTCTGATGTTGGCGGGCACTTTGGCGGCTCACTTGATGGTGTGGTTTTAGGTCTGCCAGACGCGCCCGAAGTGCCGCACGTCAGCGAACAGAAAACGCACAACACAAAGAGCTTTAACGCCGTTGTGCGGCAAGGCGTGCTGGCGAGTAAGCCTGAGCACTTTGCCCAGATGCAGATATACATGCACAAAATGAAAATCGCGTGGGCGCTGTATCAGG